CCTGTATATACTCGTGAGAGTTTGGCTAAGTATGAACGTATGTTGGATGAGTATGATATGTCTTTCGTACCACCGAAACCGATTCATGATGGTGATGAGGAATAAAAAACCCCCACTTTTATGTGAGGGTTATATTATTTTTCTGAAGTCGGGAACCTTTCAGTAATCCTCAACCCCCCTTTATTTAATTTTCCTTTAAAAATGTTAAAATATCATCCTCTTGAAATGGTACTGTTTTATTTTTAAACGACTCTTTAAATTTTTCAATAAGATGAGCGGGAATGTCAACAGATTCCAATTTTAAATCAAGCTCAGCTGTTTCGGGAACATATGACCCCTGATTTTCATTCATCATTTGTAATGATTCCTCAAAAGTTCGAGTAAAATCCTTTTTAATCGTAGTTTTAATGTAATATGCCTTCATGTTTTTTTGTTTTATTGTAAAAATTAATGATTTCCTGTTCATCAGTATCGATGTCAAGATAACCGTGATGTTCAACCCAAAAATTAATCATTTCACCCAAGTAAACTTCCCATTCCTTATGTTCATTATCACCAACTAATATGTAGTGTTTCCCTTTAAATTCCCAAATACATTCCCAATTTTCTTTTACATTGGGTTCATCAGGGTATGCTCTACCTGATTGGTCATAGTTCAGATTTCCTTTTTTAATTTCCATATACTTTAATTGTTTTTGTGGTAGAACCAGGGGCTCGAACCTGTCTTTGGACCCCATGACAGAGTTTACGGCACAATTACACTTGTTCATATTAGGGATGTAAACTCATTCCGTATCGAATACACCCAACTCCACTACCTGACTGTATTTTAATTGGTTAGGTTTATTTTTTTCTAACCTGACAAAATTTACAATTACCCTTATGTGTTAGAAAATCACCATTAGAACAATTTATATATCCAACATATTCACAACTATCAATAACATAAAGTCTTATCCCACAAACACCCACACGATTAATTGCAGGAATATTCTCAATCACCGAATATTCTTCATCAATGGTGTTAGTTTCGTTAGATTTTGATTTATCGTTCCCACAACTCGATAAAGCGGTAAACATCGTTAACGCTATTATAAATACATAACTTTTATTCATATTTTTAATGTTTAATAAAATTACTCATTTGTTACCTCCGTAAATTACCACTTTATCAATTTCTATTTTTTCTATCAACTCTAATATTAATGAATTTCTTCCCATTCGGTATACTCGTTGAAATTCAGTTTCTTTTTCGGGAAAAAATGGTGGTGGTTGGTAAAGTTTTTCTAACTCTTCTTTTGTTAATTCAAATTTCATTTGTGACTCTCCTTATACAGTTGAAGAAATTCCCAAATTGTTTGTACCGCCGCTTTTTTATTACACAAACCCAAAAATATTCTTATTTCCTCACGTATGATTGCTAGAGTTGCATCTGATGGATTGTTTTTATAAACATTGATTGATTTAATCTTTTCAACCACTTCCATAATTAGGTTCCAGTCTGAGTGGAATTTTAATTCTTCAGTTGTTTTGAATGAATATTCATGTAAGTGGTCAGGATTGTAATATCCATGTTGAAATTCCCATTCAAGGAACTCAGCACACATCTTGTTGTACTCTTTTAAATTAAATTCTTTCATAAATCTAACTGTTATATCATTAATTCAAACAAACCGCATTTATACCATCCTCACCTATTCCCCAATCATCAAACATATCCTCTGAAGTAAAACTATCCCCATCGTAATTACCTTTTGATGGTCCATAATTAACTTGGTTAAATCCATTTCCTTCATCATCTACGGATGTGATAACTTCCAATTCTAACGCATCAGGGTTTTCATTAATAAACTCCTGTAGTTGTTCAAAATATTCTTTAAGTGTCATAACTTTATATTGTCTTTGATTTCTATTCTGTAAAATGTTCCCGAGTTATTCTTCTTATCTATTCTCTTTCTTACCGTATATCCATCCTCTTTCAATTTGTTGATAAGATTGTTAATCTCTTTAATATTTGTGGTCGAATCTTTGGTGTAAATATACCCCCATCTTCTTGATGGAAAACTTGGTTTGATAAATATATTTTGATTACTATGTGAATAATCATATAGTTCATCCATCGTTATTGTTCTCCATTGATTACTCATACTATGTTTAATTTTTCAAATTAACATCATTACTTTGCCAAGCTTTACGTTTGTTACCGTTTTTCTTGGGTGTACCATCTTTTTTTAATTCGGGACCAAAATATACACAACATGGGGGACCAAAAATTCCAATATTATGATTATAATGGATAGACTCAATTAATATGGTCCCAATACGGTCTGTGAATTTATCCCCAATTTTATAAGGATTATTTACATCACAATATTCCTTTATTGTATTTCTTTTCTTTTGCTCAAACTCTTGTTCGAGTTCCCTTATTTTCATTTCCAAGTCTTGTAATTCCATAATACAAATCTACTTAATATATTTGACAATACCAAATCTTTTTTTAGTTGCCAGGACAGGACTCGAACCTGCATTTACACTTTACCTGTATTGGCCGTGTCCGATAGGTTGGGTATCAATACATTTCCCTCGCCACCCGCTTTTAACCGTTAGAGCTACCTGACTATTTTATTTTTCAAATTCTTCTTTTAATTTTAAGTATTGTTGATGTCTTCGTTGTTTAAAGAGTATTCTCATACTCTCAGCGGATTGTTTTCTTTCTTCAAACTCTTCATCGGTTTCTAATTCTTTTCTGGATACCTCAGCATAAAAACTACCATCATCATCTTCTTCAATACCAATTTCATCATCATCATGAAATTCGATATGTTTGATATCTTTCCAAGTAAAGGCCGAATCTTTAACCATTCTGAATATTACCCTATCTACTAATTTCTTTTCCATATTACAAAGATAAAATAAATTTTCTAATCATACAATTTTTTCGTATTTTACTAGGATTTAAATTTATGTCGAATGTGTTTTGTAAATCATATACCCTTCAATATCCCTGAGGATTTGATTTACTATTGGATAAGATTTATTGTGTCTTACAACGGACCTACTATCCAAGTAAAAATAACCATTACTTAGTTGTTTAATGTGTATGATAACATTATTTGATAGATATATTTTCTTTGGCGTTCTTTTAACACACTCTACTTTGGTTGTCGATGAGGTTAAGTAATAATCACCAACTTCCATATCAAATAAAAAATTATTCGCCTTTATCCACATTTTGTTTTTTCCATTAGTTCTTCCCACTTATTATCTAACTTTATTTGTAATTCTATTTCAGCCAGTCTAAAAATGGAGTTATCAATTTTATTATAGTATTGGTCACTCCAACGATACATTAGTCTTCTTGCGGTACCTATTTGTCGAGTTGTTGTACAGGAATCAATAACTTTGTTTACCCAATTTTTGGCATCACCCCAATGTGGGATATTGATTTCTTTTTCTTTTTTCTTGAACATATATTAATATCTATTTTATTACAAATATACCAATATAATTTAATTAAACCAAATGTTTTTCATTGTTTGACATTCTAAACGCTCTTTATTATTTTAAACCCATGAAAACAGAGTTTGTTATATATGATTATGATAATGACCCCCATATAAACAATGGTACGTTTATTAATAATAATGTGTTAACATCTCGTAATGGTATTATTAACATGAATGAAGACTTGGATTATAAATTAGAATTTATTCGTAAAGAAATCTTTGATGAATATGACGTAGTTTTTAAGCTAAAATATCATGAAGTACCTTATGTGTTTGAACATGAAAACATAACAGGTTCTAAAGATAACCCTAAAATATTTTATTGTTATTACACCCTTCATAATTTTATCACTAACACCGTAAATATTTATATCGATATCATAGACAAAATTAAGTTTCTTTTAAAATGCTGTAATGTTAGGACAACAATTAATAGAGATTATTCTAAAATTGTTCATGGTAATGTATATATACCCATTCGTTTTTATTCTGTTTATAATCCCACACCGACAGAAGTTTTAATATTTAAACAACAAGAACATGAAATGTCAAAATTAAAGTCTAAAAATTTACTTTTTAGTATATAAATCTTTAATTTACTTAAAAAATATTCAGAGCAAGAAATAAGACAAATGGTTCAGGTTGGTGGTGATATTTATATATAATGAAAATAATAATAACTGAATCACAATATAGAAGATTGATTGAACAGGAAGAACCGGAAGTTCTCCATATTCCATCGTTAAAATATTTTAATAATGATTGGAATTCTTTGCAAGAATATTTGGAATCTGAAGGAAATCCTCCATATACAATTGATGATAATTTGGATTTACGACGAACCGAAATCCAATCCCTTGGAAATTTAACATCCGTTGGTGGTTATTTGGATTTATTTAATACCAAAATCGAATCCCTTGGAAACCTCCAATCCGTTGGTGGTTATTTGAATTTATATAACACCAATATTGAATCCCTTGGAAACCTTCAATCCGTTGGCGGTTATTTGAGTTTATATGGTACCAAAATCCAATCCCTTGGAAATTTAACATCCGTTGGTGGTAATTTGAGTTTACATAGAGTCAAAATCGAATTTCTTGGAAACCTCCAATCCGTTGGTGGTAGTTTGGATTTACGAGGAACCAATGTCGAATCCCTCGGAAACCTTCAAACCGTTGGTGGTTGGTTGGATTTACGTAATACACCAATATCCGAAAAATATTCCAAAGAAGAAATAAGACAAATGGTTAATGTTGGTAGTAATATTTATATGTAATGAAAATAATAATAACTGAATCACAATATAAAAGATTAATTGAACAGGAAGAACGCTTGGATGTTATTCATATTCCATCGTTAAAATATTTTAATGATGATTGGAATTTTCTGCAAGAATATCTGGAATCCGAAGGAAATCCACCTTATACCATTGGTGGTGATTTGAATTTACGAGGAACCAATATCAAATCCCTTGGAAATCTCCTATCCGTTGGTGGTTATTTGAGTTTATATAAAACCAAAATCGAATCTTTAGGGAATCTTCAATCTGTTGGTAATTATTTGAATTTATATGGAACTAATATCGAATCCCTTGGAGACCTTCGCTCCGTTGGTGGTGGTTTGAATTTACATGGAACCAAAATCAAATCCTTTGGAAACCTTCACTCCGTTGGTGGTGATTTGGGTTTATATGAAACCAAAATCAAATCCCTTGGAAACCTTCACTCCGTTGGTGGTGATTTGAATTTATATGAATCCAATATCGAATCCCTTGGAAACCTTCACTCCGTTGGTGGTAATTTGTTTTTAGAAGGAACCAAAATCGAATCTCTTGGAAACCTTCACTCCGTTGGTGGTGATTTGTTTTTACGTGATACACAGATATCTAAAAAATATTCAGAGCAAGAAATAAGACAAATGGTTCAGGTTGGTGGTAATATTTATATGTAATGAAAATAATAATAACTGAATCACAATACAGAAGATTGATTGAACAGGAAGAACCTGAGGTTCTTCATATTCCATCGTTAAAATATTTTAATAATGATTGGAATTTTTTGCAAGAATATATGGAATCCGAAGGTAATCCTCTATATACAATTGGTGGTGATTTGAATTTACGATATGTCGAAATCGAATCCCTTGGAAACCTTCAATCCGTTGGTGGTAATTTGTTTTTAGCATATTCCGAAATTAAATCCCTCGGAAACCTTCAAACCGTTGGTGGTTGGTTGGATTTATATGGGACCAAAATCAAATCCCTTGGAAACCTTCAAACCGTTGGTGGTGATTTAGGTTTATCATCATCCAAAATCGAATCCCTCGGAAACCTTCGCTCCGTTGGTGGTAGGTTGGATTTACGTGAAACCAATATCAAATCCCTTGGAAATCTTCGCTCCGTTGGTGGTGGGTTGGATTTATCAGGTTCTGACATTAAAAACCTTGGAAACCTTCGCTCCGTTGGTGGATGGTTGGATTTACAAGATTCCAATATCGAATCCCTTGGAAATCTTCGCACCGTTGATGGTAATTTGGATTTACGTGATACACCATTATCCAAAAAATATTCAGAAGAAGAAATAAGAAAAATGGTTAATGTGGGTGGCGTTATTTTAATATGATTTCTAAAAAAATCATTATATATTCGGGCACTTATTAAAGTTCCTACATTTTTATATATTCTACATACCTGTTATATTTCTTTCATTCACAATATCTACAATTTGTAGATACAAATCATCCAAACTAACATTATCACTTTCTAATCTTTTCTTCACACCATCATAAGTCATTAAGGTATTTTTTACAATAAACTCAATCATTTCCTCATCAGTAATGCCTTCAGGTTTTTTTGGTTCAGGACGACATTCGGTCTCACTTGATTGTATATCAATACTATCGAGTGATAAGTTGGTTTCCCCTACTATTTGTTCAAACTGTGGTAACATGTTTTGTTCATACCATGTTTCAATTGACGCTAACGCAAATGATTGTCTTACACTAAAATACTTTTGTATGTCGTTAACAAGTTTTCTTGAAACTAACATTCTGCTTGTGGAAAATATATCATTATCATAAAAATATATAACTATAATTGATTCAATACCATTAACACACCAATCTTCTCGATAATTACCATAATTACGTTCTCTACTTTTTACTTTTCTTTCACCATCCCCGATGTAATCATCCAAATATTCCACAATCATATCTAACAATGATTCAGTCATTTTGTTATATCTTCTACTATTTTCCAATAGTATCATTGATTTCATTCTCGATATTTGTTCTTGTAAATTCATTTTAGTTTTTTTTTTACACAATTAGGATATCTTTTACCAAACATAGTCTTCATACCTTTTTGAGTATACCCTTTCCAACATTTTTCAGTTAATTCACCTTCTTTCATTTCCTGAGTTTTCTTTTTTGATTGTTCTTTTTTTGTTTCAATATATTCAAAAGCAGTTCTTAGTCTTTTTTTAACTTCAGGGTCTTTAGCTCTTTCTAAGGCAACTCTTAATCTCTGATGAATTAAATTAATAATTTGTGATTGTCTTGCATGTGATTTGGACTTAAAACTTTCTTTACTTAACGTGTCTACAATATCTTGTTTGGTCTTGAACTTAACTGATACGGTATCTTTTGGATTTTCATCGGTATATAATCTTCTATCAGAACCTTCAGGTTTTTTCCCTGTACCAACTTTTGGGTCTGATTCATTTATTCCCCCAGTTTCACCATCAATTAACATATCCATAGGGTCTATACCAAGTTTTTCTAAACTCCATAGTATTTGATTGTATTTACCATCATATATATTATCAACAAAATTACCTTTCCAATCTTTAGTTGATGCCCTTTTGGTTATAGCCTTTCTTATCCATCCATTTTTACTTGATTTTATAACATTAAGTAAAGTAATTAAATGTGAACCTGGTTCTTCTAACCATTCTTTATATGTTTTTGAATTTGGGTCACCATCAATTGCCGGTGTAACAAAAACAACCCCTGAATTAACCAACTTGTTAATATCAAATGGAAGTCTTTCAGGTACAGTATTTCTACCTTCCTGATAATCATAAACCTTTTCATTTGGGTTTATACTCATCATTTCTTTAATTCTTGATATTTGTTCTTGTAAATTCATTTTAATCACCACATTTAATATTACCCCATAAAAGGTTTCAAATTATATTTTTCAATAACTTGGTCGAAAACTTGTTTTCTAATTCTTTTTCCAAAAGTTTCTTTTTTGGTTATAAATGATAAACCAAAACCATGAGACCCTGATGTTCCAGTAACTTTCCAAAAAATTTGACTATCATTCCAATTATCGTTCAAGAGTTTAGCCCTAACTAATATAACAGAAAAAGCATAATTCATACCATTTGATTTAACTCTAAAATTATCTTGTAAGATAATGTAATTATTATCTTGTCGTTGTTTATTCATAATTGGAATTATAAAATCAGCAATGTACATCGCCATTTCATCAGATGATATATAAACAGGATATCTTCCATATTTTTCAAAAAAATCTTGTTTAATTTCATCAAACCCACCATATACTTCAATTAGTTTATCGATACCACCAATGTATTTAATAGCATTGGTCATTCCAACATTATCAACTAAATCTTTAATTATTTCTTTATCACTATCATCCATATTTTCAGTAATTGTTTTACCCCTTCTAAAAATTTCATCAGCATTAAGAACATCGTAATACATAACATTAAATTCGGTGTTACACAATTTACTAAAATAGTCAACAAAGAATTCACCTAAGTTTGGGTCGTTTGAAAGTATTGGTACATATTTTCTTATTTGTTTATACACTTCCATACCCACAAAAATATAATCTTTATACCTTGGTTCATGTGGAAACCAATGCATCATCATGTCTTTTGATGCAAGGTTTTTTCTGTTTTCACGACTTACAGATACAGTACCTGAATCACCTTTAGTGTAGACCTCAGGGTTAGGATAGACCATATCCATAATATCATATAACAAATCAAATAATTGACTTTTAGTTAGTTTAACATTCATTAATAATAAATATAAACATACTTTTATTTGTTATAAGTCTTATACCAGTAATCTTTTTCGGTAACGCTTCTACCACTAAAATACATTCTAGCACTAAAATATTTTCTTATAAGTTTTTCCATTTGGGATTCGAACTTATCATACAATACATCACCTTCAGTGTTCCAATTATGATTACTACTATTATATACAGGATTTAATAAACCACTATCTACATCAATAACGTAGTGTGGTTTAATACGAATAACATTATCAGATGAATAAGGTATCGATATATCAAGTAATAGTTTATGTATATTTTTAGGTTTGTTTTCCTGAATAAATTCATCAATTAATTTAAATAATTCTTGATTTTCCATATTCTTATATATACAATATATATTATATAGTCTTCTTAATTCCTAAATTAATTGCATCGTCAACATATTTTACATGTGGTTTTAGGACATCCCCTTGTCTTTGATAATACACACCCCAATCTCGATTACCATCTTGTGCCGGTAATGGTATAACTTCGTTAATACCATTTTCAATGTTGTATTCAACAACAGATGTGTCAAATAAGTTATCCGGTAAGGTTTTTTTAACACCAAAATCAACAACATCTTTAACAGTACAATATCTCGTTTCTTCTTGTTTTATTATTTCAAAATTAATTGGGTTGCATACGTATTTAAAAGCAGGTTTAATAATTTTCACACCATTTTCAATTACCTTTTCTGTTTTATTATTTTGTTTGAAATAATTACGGTAACTGTCATTTGTTTTGATTTCCTTAACCCCATTTTGAATGGTCTCATTAATCATTGTTAATCTTTCTGTCTTTCCTGCTGTAACCTCTTTAACCCCATTTTGAATCACATCTTCAACTTCACTTAATTGAGTAATATCCTGTCGGATGGTGTTTCTTATTCCATTTTGTATGACATTTTCAGCACGTTGTTCATCATTAATCGAACCACATTTAGTGTTTGTCACCCCATTTTGTATGACATTTTCAACCATTTTGGCAGCAACCAATCGTGCCGACATGGTGTTTGTCACCCCATTTTGTATGACGTTTTCAACGGTGTTCGCGGAAATCAACCCATGTGCGATGGTGTTTATCACCCCATTTTGTATGACATTTTCAACGTGTGAGTGTGAGTGGCTCAGGGGGAACGAGGTGTTTATCACCCCATTTTGTATGACATTTTCAACAGATGCGACTAGCGCCCCCATCGGCATTCCGGTGTTTATCACCCCATTTTGTATGACATTTTCAACGATTGTCGATTCAAGGTCCCAGTGGTAGTGGGTGTTTATCACCCCATTTTGTATGACATTTTCAACCAGTCTGGCGTGCATGCGCTTAAAAGTTTTGGTGTTTATCACCCCATTTTGTATGACATTTTCAACCCATTTGGTAATATAGTGTTGATTATTAACGACATCTAATGACAAATATTTAAAACAATTGGTGAAAAAATAATAATTATACCATAAGGTACCGTCTTTAGTTAATTCGATTACCCATTTTTTATCATCAGTAAATATTAACCACAAGGAACCGTTGTGATGATATACATCAACACCCTCAATATTAAAATTAATTAAATCGAAAATTACTTCAGAATTGTCCATTATTTAAAAATAACAATTAAAAACTTTATTATCAAACTTTTAAATTAATAAACACCAACATCTATCACAATTTCACCCCATTTTGTAAGACATGTTCAACGGTGTTCGCGGACATCAACCCATGTGCGATGGTGTTTATCACCCCATTTTGTATGACATTTTCAACGTTAGTTGTGTGGTTGGAAACACCTACAGTGGTGTTTATCACCCCATTTTGTATGACATTTTCAACATGGGACAAACCACCGCATACAACAAGGATGGTGTTTATCACCCCATTTTGTATGACATTTTCAACAGAATTAAATTGTTGTGACGTGTGTTTGGGGGTGTTTATCACCCCATTTTGTATGACATTTTCAACTTCCAGTGGCGCTACCAATTCTGCGGAAATGGTGTTTATCACCCCATTTTGTATGACATTTTCAACCGACCAGGTAAAGCACCATTGGGGATGATTGGTGTTTATCACCCCATTTTGTATGACATTTTCAACCCATTTGGTAATATAGTGTTGATTATGAATAACATCTAACGATAAATATTTAAAACAATTGGTGAAAAAATAATGATTATACCATAAGGTACCGTCTTTAGTTAATTCAATTATCCATTTTTTATTATCTGTGAATATTAGCCACAAGGAACCGTTGTGATGATATACATCAACACCCTCAATATTAAAATTAATTAAATCGAAAATTACATCAGATTTATCCATTATTTAATTTTTACATTTTAGACATATTCACCGACTAACTCTACTTGACCTTGTGAGTTGGTGAAGGTTTTTACAATAGTATCAAAATCATCTAATGTTGGTGCATTTCTATCAGTATTTCGCACCCATACTTTTTCCATCTCACACTCAAAATACTTAGGACGTTTTGGTTGTTGAAGAGATTGGATAAATTCATTTAATGCTTTTGGGTATTGATATTGTTTTTCTCCACGATATAACCATCCGTTGTAAAAAGCATTTCTCAAATCTTCTTCGGTGTACTTGTAGGTTTCTCTTGATTTGTTGTAACCATCAATAAATCCATGCAATAGTCCAACTTGTTTATCCGAATATCCTTCTGGGTTTACATTCCCTTTTGATGATGAATATGCAAGTGATAAATCTTCAACATCATCTTCTTGACTAAAATCAGGCAACAAAGGAACTCCTTTAAGATTAGGTACATCTGTTAGTGGTCGGTGCGCGATTATTTTTTTAAATATTTCACTATCCAAATACCTAAGTTGTCCTGATGTGATTCCGCCAATCATTATGTTTTTGATTTCTGTACAAAACATAACGTCCCCCTCTACAGCTTTTTCATCACTTATAATAAGCGCGTAGTGTTCCGTATAAATAACTTCTTTTTTCATTTTTGTTTTTCTTTTACTATTTCAATTAACTTTTTAAGACAAGCTCGTTCTGCTTCTTCGTAACATAAAACAGTTTCACCACTGGTAATATTATGGATGATTTGTCCAAATTCATTTTCTATCCCCCACCCAAATTGAGCGACTATTGCACCCAATTTATACTTCTCTCTAAACCATCGGAAGGATTGTGAATATGTTGGTGCTTTTACACCTGAATGCGAATCATAACTGTCTGGTGTGTGTAGTAGTATATGTGTTACTCCTCTATCTTTCCATTCATAATAACAACATCCCATACAATACTCATCAAATCCTAACTCTTTTAAACCTAATGCTTCCGGATATTTTACGAAGTCTTTTTCTAAGTCATTCATAAATAGATTCCCCTTTTAATCCTGATTGTTGATTAATTCTTGTATTTTATAAATTTTTTCAATCATAAAACAAGCATTTCTTACTTTTTCTTCAATATTATTATTTTCCATGTTTTCATACTGAAAACAAGAACCCCAAATAGCATTAGCCAAATCTTTTGGCGGATAGTAATCTTCTGGCATTTCTTGATTTCTAATTTCTTCAATGCTTTTTTGTTTAGAATCTGTTAGTTTTTTCATTTGTTACTACCGTGTATTAAAAAATGTATTCTCCAATTAACTCGGTTTGACCTTGTGAGTTGGTGGTTGTTTTTGGTTTAGTACCTAATGTTTTAGGATAGGGTACAGTTTCGTCATGGATGTATTCAATCTCACACTCAAAATACTTAGGACGTTTTGGTTGTTTAATAGATTGCCACTCATCAAGTAATTCTTTTGTATTTTTATCAGATTCTTCTATCCTTACTTTTTGAAAAGCCCATTTATGGAAACTAATCAAATCATCTTCAGTGTACTTGTAGGTTTCTTTACCGTATTTTTTTAAAAAAGTACTAACAGACATTGTCTTATTATCTCCGACAACTTGTATCTCAGTATTTAAAAAGTCATCCTCCTCAAACTCAGGTAATAAAGGAACTCCTTCAAAAATAGGTGCATCTATTAATGGTCGATATGCGATGATTTTTTTAGACTCACCCAAAGTATTTGAGTAAATGGGGAGGGTATTAGTTTTCAAATCATCCTCAAGAAAATTTTTACATACATCTTTAATATTTTCGTCACTTATAATAAGTGCGTAATGTTTGGTGTAGATTATTTCGTGTTTCATTTGTTACCTCCTTGTGTTTTAATAAATGTATTTACCAATTAATTCTATTTGACCTTGTAAGTTGATTTTTACAATTTGTCGTTCCCCCCAATTATTCAATTCAGTTTGTTGATTGATTAAACCATCTTCCATCTCACACTCAAAATACTTAGGACGTTCTGGTTGTTGAGTTTGTTTAAATAATTCAAGAACCTTTCTAACCCCAATATAAAAACCATTTGAATCTGAATGATTCATTAAATTTGTAGTTACAAAGTTGGAAAAGGCAATCAAATCATCTTCAGTGTACTTGTAGGTTTCTTTTGATTTGTTGTAACCATCAATAAATCCATGTAAAAGTCCAACTTGTTTATCTGAATATCCTTCTGGATTTACATATCCTTTTGATGATGCGTATGCGAGTGCTAAATCTTCAACATCATCTTCTTGACCAAAGTAAGGCAACAGAGGAACTCCTTCAAGAATAGGTGCGTCTGTTAATGGTCGGTGTGCGATTATAACTCTATCGCCATAATTCCATCCAATTACGGTGTGTATTGTGTTTTCTTTAGTTAAAAAGACTTGTCCTTCTTTTCCTGTGGATGTTAATTCACTTACAATAAGCACGTAGTGTTCTGTGTAGATAATTTCTTTTTTCACAATAACAAAGATACAATTTTTTTTTAAACCACCAAAACTTTTTTTAAAACAAAAAACCCCACCTTTTTGGGGTGGGATTTCAATTATATTGGGTTGTGTCGTTCTTTGTCGTATTTTACACCAACTCCGACTGAATCATTATAATGGATATTTGTATATTCTCTTCCATGACTATCAATTCCGTCAAAAACAATTCGGTTAGTTTGGGGGTCATTATATTTTCGAATGATTACATAATCCTTATTAACTTTATCTCCAACCTCAACATCTTCCGGTGACAAATAAACATTATCAAAGGTTTGCGGATTGTAAAACTTTTTCCTATCTTTGAAATATTGTTTTTCAATTTTTGGATAATATTTTTCATAAATGTTGTTAATTTTGTTAGTCTCAACATCATTATTAACATCTCTTATAATCAAATGTTCTGAAACGTTTTTGTTTCTTATGTCTTTATAATATACGAATCTTTGACTATACATGTTGTAAGTTTTTTTATTGATATATAATATAGTCATTTGTAATGACGGTTCGGTGTAGATATAAGTCATCATTTCATCAAAAATATAGTCAAAACCGTCATCTAATCTAATAATAAGCCAATCTTTGTCGTCCACAATGATGTTTTCCTTGTTCTTTGGGTCATTCTTTATTTTATCAACAAGTTCAATTTTCGATTTTTTAACTTTTTCCTTCCAAATAGGTTTTTGAGTTTTAATATAATCTTTCACCATATTAAAAACCTCATCAGGGATTAGAAACTTAATCAAGTTTTGGTCGACACTATCTTTAAATGAAAGTTGATTGTCAGACATATCGTACCACCCTTTATATTCATCCCCATTATTATCAAATGGGTGATAGTAAGCAAATTTATATTCGGGTTTATTGGTGTTTTTATATGGTGAACGAATAATAAAATAAATCAAAACACCATGTTTCATATATTGATTAAAATGTTCAGGATTTGATGGAACCGAAACGCACCATTTTGTATGGGCACCATACTTACATGAAGACGTATGTGTTAAAGGTGCAACAACAACAATATTCTCATCTTGATAGATTTTGTCCCTATCGCCAGGTTTGTTTCTAACTTCATTAATTATTTGAGAAAGCTGTTGTTCTGTTATTATAATTTTCATCTAACATAAATAGTCAGTAAAAGAAAAAAACCCCCACCTTTTAGAGATGGGATTTGATAAACATTTTATGAATTGTTATTTATATTTTTCAACCACTTCAAATGTTTGGCTATTAAGTACTTTTGAATACTCAACAACACTTAGATTTTCATAACGATACCATGTTGTTTTGCCAAAATATCTAACTTCACTAACTTCAACCAACCCTTCTCTGCGATTAATGGTTAAAACCCTAAATCCTTGATTATTATATTCAGGATAATTTGGTTGTACGGTCTTGCCGCACAATAATGTATCAAATTCTTCTTTAGTCATAACTTATCAAGTATATAAAATAAAAACCCCCAGTCAAACTGAGGGTTCCATAACCTTGTGATTTTATTTGTTTAGTCAATAACGATTGCTCTTAACGAATCTGATGTAAGAGAATCCGACTTTATGTAAATTAGTTTATTTTCATGTCTCTTTAGAAAATTATCCAAAGTGTCTTGGTAGGTTGACATCAAATAATGTTTACCACCAATACTTACGTAACTATCCATTGTATAATGAATTTCGGTTTTGGTTCTGATTAATTGTTTTCCGCAATTAGGACAAAACTTATAGTTGTCTTTCATTTTGGTTCCACAACCACATTTTTTTACCAAATCCTCAGTGGTTATTTCTTTTGCGCTGTATGGTAATATCTTCCATTCTCTAACCCATGTTGCAAGAACACTATATGTGTCGTAATCTGAACCAAACTCTTGGTTACTTTTTTTACCCATTTCAACACTACCTGTTTCAATGAAATTTTTTGACTTTCTTGACCTTGGTACTTCATTTGAATATGATGCGGTGTTAGTTATGGAACCCGCACCGTTAGTGGTAGATAACGTTCCATTAAGTATAGGAGGAACACCACCATTATAATATAGAGTGTTCGAACCATACCATGTATATCCACCAGTGTATGGTAGAGGTCGATGTTTTTTGAAAAACTTAACCTTAACCAATCCGTTATTTTGGATTGCCTCCATACTACCTTGAGTTAAACTAACTTCGTATGTTTCAAATAAAAACTTACGGTCAACATCTATGAATCTTTCCAAGAAAACTCTTTGGCCTGGTTTAAGAACAATACCTGAACTTGAAATGGGTGTACCATTCAATTCAATCGTTGCCTTAATCTTTTCTGTTGTGGGATTATAGAGTTCAATCTCAAACTCTGTTTTATCGTGTAGATAAATGTTAGTACCGTTTTGTTTCTGTCTTTGCTTTTTAACGGTAATAAAAGCGGTGGGCTCCTTGAAAGCCTCCTTAAATGTTTTGTTCATTTTCTTTTTTCCTTATTTTTGGTTTATTTGAACTCCACTTCGTTGGGTGTTTATTCCAACTCAACCGAATCTATGTTCGGGTGGACCTCAATCACAAGGTTTGATAATAAGTATATGAACATATTAAAAAAAGAAAACCCCACCTTTTAAGGATGGAGTTTATTTTTTTTTCTTAGTAAGTAAGAACCAATCTTCATCGTCCAATTTTTCTAAAACTTGTATATTCATACAATTTAAATAACATTAAATATATCACATATTAATTAAAATTCAATATCAAAATTTTCAATTTGTTCAATTATGGGTCTACCGTATTTTGAAACTAAATTTTTACTATTGTTCTGTAGAGATTTAAAACTTTCAATCACAAATGGTCGATTCCCAATTTTAGTCATGAACTCACCTTCTTTACCGAACGATATTTTACCTTTAACATCGATATCTCCGAAACCGGGATAATCGCTGTTATTTGTACCTTTTAAATAGACGTGTTGTCCCCCATCTTTAATGAACATTACTGAGTCTTGACAAAATAAAATACCGAGAGTTGTTAAATTTTTTTCGAACTTTGAATCGTCATTAGTATTTACGACAAAATACGAGTCTTCAAGAACTTCAATCTGATTATCTTGTAAATAATTTTCAATATAACTACCCTTAACATTTGTAACAGAATACCCAAACAGTAATAATGCCGACTTTAAACCTCTATTTCTTTCTCTATTATCTTTAAGTGATATCATTTCTTCATTGGTTGGTTTGTCAACACAGTTCACCATTTGATTTCTGAAAGCACTTATGATAGCACAATCATGATTTTTAATATGTGAATGTAATCTTGATAAACTTGATTCGGTAATAGTTTCCTGAGAGTAAAAACTTTCAGGTAATCTTCTTCTAACACGTAAAAGTGAATCTTCTGATACTAAGTCATTAAATTCGTTTATCAATTTTCTCATTTCATTACTCATAACCGTTCCTTTCTAATTAAAAATGTCTAACTAACACACAAATATACTTAAAATAATTGATTTAAAAAAATCAATCAAAAGATGTTTGTATGTATTGTAATATTTCGTTATATTTATGTTCTGATAAATTTTTTTGAATCATTTCCCAATTTCTTTTTAACTTACATAATTTTTCTTCAGGGACTTCAGACCACGTGTTCCATTCTTTTTTATTTTTCGGCGTTACAATTATTGTATTGTCCTCAATAGTTTCAATGTGTTTTGGTTTTTGAACTATCTTAAATATCTGGCCATATGTACTATCCCAATCTATCGTTTGTCTATGTTTGTTGGGTAAGTTAGTCGGTGTTGGTTGTGGTTTTATCGTTCCCGTAGACATATTTTTTAATTGTTATAATAATAAATATCAATTTATTATTGATTATTCTCAATCGTCAGGTAATAATCCATCTTACCTAGAAATTCACCGGTTTGATGTGGGTCAAAAAATGGTACAAACTTTCCATCGATATTTTCATAAATACACGTATGTGGTTTGTTTCTTGTCGATGTTCCTCTCATAATCACATATCTTTCATTTGTAATGTCATTAATGTCATTGTATTTTAGTTTTTTATTAAACTTGTTTTTTAACCAAATTTCCAAGGTCTTAAACCATAATTTATTTTCGATTTTTTCTTCAAAGTCTAAACCATAAAAAGTATAGACATTTGGAACTTCATCAATTGGCAAATCGACAATTGATGCCACACAAGCAATTAAACAATTACCATATGTTAATCTTTTACCGCTTGAATAAAATAGTGAAAATTTTGTTTGATATACAGGTTTCATACAATATTAAATACTTTAATTACATATTTCGTACAAATATAGAAAATATTAACTTAGTTTTAACATTAGATTTAACTAAAATTAATTTTTCTTTTTCTAAAACATTTGTTTGGTTTATTAATTTCATAATATCTGTAGCCAAGAACATTTCATCTTTTTCCGCTCTAATCATATTTTGAGTTATTCTATATCCTTTTTTAGAATTAACCAACTTTGATAATTTTTTTAACCTAACATTTATATTCGGATATTTTTCTTGAATTATTTTTACAATTTTTTCAGCTCTTGGTCGTGATTCAGATGGTATGTCCTCTAACCAATAGACATTTATATTCCATGAATTAGTTTTCATTGATTCAGTTTCACTAAAATCCATAAAGTCTTTTTGATGTTTAACAAGACTTGGTGAGTTATTGTGTGATAAAACTAAAGTTATTAATTTATCCCTAAATTCAATGTCTTCCTTTAATAATTCATCAATCAATAATAACGTAATTTTTTGTTGATTAGTATCATTAGTTTTCATGGATTGTTTAACTTCCTCATACAATGTTAATCTTAAATTATTAACAAATTCTTTTTCCCTAATCTTCGTATTAACATTTGTTTCAATTTGATTTAGTTTTTTTTCCTGAATATCCATCTTGTTCAAATAAATGGTAAAAACCATTCCATAAATTCCGGTTATTATTGTCACAATTGGTGTTACCCATTTATTATTTAGTATATCAATAAAATTACTAATCTTCATATTTATAAATATATGAATTTAAAAGAGCAAATTTTTAGGTCTAGGGTGTTAATGATTGAAAGTACCGAAGATAAGATATTATTAGTTGAAGACCTATTAAATGAATATCTAAATTTTGATAATCAAATCGAATATAAAGTTATTGAAGAACCCTCAATAGGTTCTGATGATGAATTTTATTTTAGTGTTGAAGCAACTATCGACTCAAGTGTTTACCACAAAATTTCACCTAAATACGATAAAAAGTATCATGACTTTATTGACGGTTTAGATGATAAAATTTATCAGTTAGTTGATAAATATTTTAGTGGAATTGCGTCATTCGAAGTTGTTGCGTTTAAACATAAAAACGTTGATTATATTATTAATTTATTAAAGCCAATGTTGGATAAAACATTTAAAATGTATAATAGAATTTATGGTTTACCAATTTTACCTTATAAATTTTTATCATCCTTTTCAAGTCCCGGATTAACAATTTTTATAGATAAAAAAGACAGACAATTTAATCACAGTTATTTTATTCTTACACTTGGTATGTTTGGTAGCAATGTTTTTGATGATTTTTATATTACAGGAATGTCGAGCACTTTAGATAATAAAGTTAAAATCTACGAATCCATAATCGATGAAAAAGTTATTTGTGATAACTGTGGTTGGTCTTGGAAATTATCAGAAGGTGGTGATGACCCATTTACTTGTCACAAATGTGGTAACACCACCAGTAATTAATCTAAACTATCAGGTAGATACAGTAATGTTGGGTTTTTCTTTTGGATTTCTATTTCAGGATATTGTTTTTTAAACTCCATTACATCAAATCTAGCGGTGATTAAATGATAACCATTTTTAGTGGGAATAATTGTTTCAACTTTTGGACCCTCAGGTCGTAAACTATCAATAAACTGATATACAGCATGTACTGTCATCCAATCTTTTGTGTCAATATCAACAATCCATCTTTTTTCATATGTTTTGATTTGCCCTACAACCGAATCAAATAGTCCTTGTTGGTACATGTTACCATTTTGAATTCTTTGAGCCAAATCAACCATCATGTGAAGTGAAACATCTTTATGGTTTTGTTTCTGAACGTGGATATATGCACGTGCTTTAAACATTTCACAAAGTTGTTTAATCTCATCATACCTACGTTCTAAATGGTCAATACTACTAATACAATAAGTCTTAATTGTTCTTACCGATTGGTGATTGTCTCTTTCACCCTCAGGTTGGTCTTTCTTCCTTTTCAAAATAAGGAGATGAAAAAAGTCACCTTCATTATCGAAGTTCAAAAGTGGTTTGATTATTTCTAAATTATCAATCATATTCGTTTGTTTTCTTTAATACTTTCTTAATCTTGTTGTCACCAACTTTTGTTGGTAATCCTTTTAAGTATTTGATGAATTGACATCTTGTCATTTTTGGGAATGTTGATATTGGATATTCACCTGAGTCAGAGTCCCAATTTGTTGTGTCAATATGTTCCCAATGTAACATTTCTAAAACACAATCAACAATACCATGTTCATCAGTTTCCCCCCAATAATCACTGGTGCTGAAATGAATCTCGGGCATATAGACAGGGCTCCTATATCTTCTACCATCGTATGAATTTGGTCTTGTTTTATAACATTTTTTGTTAAGCCAATTATATGATGCCCAATATAAATCTTTTAACTTCCATTCACCCTTGATGAATCCTTTTTTGTAAAGAAGTTCAACAATTCGTTTTTCTTCTTTAATCCAACGTCTTTTTATTTTCGGTGTGCGTGCCATAAATTAATGCCAATAAGTGTATGAAGTATATTCATATTCATTCCCAATAATTTTACATACACCATGGCCCATATAATTGGCAACCATATATGCTTCAGCATCTTCATATGTTTTGTGAGATATTCTTCTTGGTTCTATTTCTTTCTGCATAACCTCAGTCCATCCCCACCAACGTTTTTTCTCAATTACATACTCTTGTGTAAAATTACCATTTTCATTTTTTAATTCACCTACGTTGTGAATTATTCTTACAATTCTAAATCTCATTTGTTATTTATTTTGTTTTGTTTTTTATTTTCACGATTTGGTAAAATTAAAAAAAAATACCATAATATTATCAATATTGTAAGTGTTTTCATTTTGTACCTTCCTTTACCATTTTAAATAAAAAAATGTCCGATACTTCTTGACAGAGTGTAAAGTCTTTAACAATATCACGAAGGTAATAAATTAAAATTGTTTTTACAAATGTTTTCTTATTCCATATCCAATAACTTTATCGTCTTGAATAATGGAACAAATTTCCACCTTAAATACCTTCCTTAAGATGGGATTAAAAGCTCGTTTAAACCAAACACTGTGGGATTTCATAATTTACCAAGAATCAATGTCTGTTAAATCCAATTCAACCTTTGCCAAATGACTATATACAATAATTTCCTCACCAACACCATTAGGTGTGATTTTCCATGTAAACAATCCATATTCGCCATACAAAGATTTTATATGTGATTTCCACTCATCAAACATTACCTGTTGTTTGTCGTTAAGTTCAATTGTTATTATTTTTTTCATGTTCAATAATTTTTTTAACATACTCTTGAACAAGGTCATCGGATGCTCTCATAATAACTAACCTGTCAGCAATTTCGGTTAGACCAAATTCTTCATCGAGCATTAATTCTTCAAGTAATGATTGAGATTCAATTTCGTTAGGTTCATTCCAATATCCACAAAAATGTAGGACAGTTTTCATTTCACCTTCTTCCGCAGGGTCTATAGCAATTAAACCATATCTAATGTCTCTTGGTTTGTATTCTTTTTCCATATTATTCATCATAATTTTCTATTTGTCTATCTACATACTCTCTCATCTCTTCCATCGTATTAATTAACCTAAGTCTCAATTCGTGGAACTTTTCGTCATTAATTTCTTCCCAACTAGAATATTGTCTAAAACAATATTCCATACCTTCGTCATCTATTCGGTACCGTACTCGTTCCCAGTCTTCTATGTCTACTTTATTTTCCATTTTTCTTTTTGAATATGTTGTGTCGATAATTCAGGTCCCAAATAAAACGAGTACGGCACACCCATACCCATCTTTGTGTATTGAGCCACATTTTAAGTTTCTTATACCAAGGAAGGTTGTCGTATTGTTGTTGTAATCGTTCAATAGTCTTACTGTGATATTTTCTGGGTTTATTCATCTTCATCTATTATTAAATTTTCTACCATGATATCAAAAGGACATTTAACACCGACTTCACCTTCAACACAAGTGTGTGAACATTCATTACAGGGTTTTAATTCAAATAACATTTTTTTACTACTTATAAATTTCTAATTCTTAAATTTCCATTTAAATCCACCTGAACTATTCTGTTTTCTGTTACACACTCTTCCTACGTTATGTATATTGAGAGTGTTTTCCGCTTGTTTGATTGATTCCCACTCTTTTACAAATTCACCTGTTAGAGTAGTCTGAATTACTGATTTGGATTGTCTTTCTTTTATCGTTTTTTTATGCCCATCACTTAATTTTCTACCCTTATTTGCCTTTGATAAATTTGAACAGTGTTCTTTAGTTCTCTTTGTCTTTGGTTTTTTTAGTTTTTCTTTATGTTCATCAGTTATTGGTCCTCTCATCTTTTGTTTTGTTTCTTCTGAATGTTTTTTACCTAATTGTCTATCTCTACACTTCTCAATCCACTCTTGAGATTTATATATTTTTTCCATTTTTTCTCTATACTCCACTGAGTCCCATTTTTCTTTCATTTTACTCTTCCATTCATCTGACTTAGGACCACTATTACCTTCACCTCCATCTGATAGATTCATCCCATTATTTTCCGGGTATCTCAATAAATTAGTTTTACATTCTAAAATTAATTCTATCTCAGTTTGATTGAGTTCGGAAATATTATTAACCTCTTTTATAATTTCAAATTTATGTTTATTCCAACCGTATTTTTTTATAGATGAACATAGTATTTTTTGAGATTTACAATGTCCATAAGCATAGTACATTTTTCTTTTATCAATGTTTACTGTTTTCCCAATATACGTTTTACCTGTCGGTGATGTTATTTTATAAATGTATCCTTTCATAATATTTATATATTATAAATATCTAACATTATAAAAACACTTCAATTGTTTCGTTATAGTATGTTAAAGAGATTACTCTTTTAGGCGTTAGTTCATCTAACATAGAGTGTTGCTGTTCTTCTGTGTAGGAAGGTTCTCCTGGTAATTTTTCTTTACTAATAATGTTGACTAATTTATATCTTTCTTCTAAACTCAACTCTCGTTCTTCGATTTTCAATCCCCAATATTTAGAGAATCTTTCATCTGTTTGAATTTTGTTGATGAATTCTTCTTTTGGTGTATTTTCATCTTTACTTACCATCTTTTTACTAATCATTAGAAAATTCTCATAGACCTCATCAACAATCTGATTGTATCTTTCTTTAGTCATCTTATTTCAATTGTTTCGTTATAGTATGTTAAAGAGATTGCTCTGCGTGGTATTCTAAACCCATCATATTCACCATGCCAATCACCATTAAAAGGCCATACATCACAAACATAACCTCTGTCATCGAAGATTTGTTTCCTTTCATCCAAACTCAACTCTCGTTCTTCAATCTTCAATCCCCATCTTTCAGAGAATTCATTATCGGTTTTGATTCTGTTGGTGAATTCTTCTTCCGTATAAGGTCTAAATTGTAGGGGGTCAGTATAATAAACAATACCAGGGGTTTTATCTTGTTTATATTTTCCAAGATAATTCTTATAAACCTCATTAACAATCTGATTGTATCTTTCTTTAGTCATCTTATTTCTTTTTGGGTGGTTTTGGTGTTTTACCTTCTTTGATAATTCTATCTTCAGGAGGAGGTGGTACATCTCTAATCATTCTTGGGTCAACACCAATATTTTTATTGAGACCACTTTTAACCTTTTTACCTTTTTTCCTCCAACTCCAAGGTTCGGGGGCACCACTAGCAAGTGATGCCATTTCAATATCTAATGTTTTATTATAGACCGCAACATAACAATTACCTCTTTGGACATCCAATAGTTTTTCAACCTCCTCTTGGGTGTACATTCGTTTGGATTGCCATCTGGCACCAGCAATAAATGAACCATAATTATCACCTGCGGTGTTGTCGTTGTTTGACCGCTTATGAGAGTTTTTATCAAAAACCCATTTATGGGCGGCCTTTCCGGCCTTATCCTCATTAAAGGTATTCATAGTGGCCCTGACGGGATTCGAACCCGTGACTAGCACTTTTAGAGAATGTTGTGTTAACCACTACACCACAGAGCCATTTGGAGGTCAGGGATAGATTTCCACTACCGTAGAGGGTCTTGCGGACCCACGCCTAAGTACTCGGCCACCTGACCTTATATGTGATTGATGGTGGTCTAACACCTCGACTTTCGACTGATACAATTTTACGTGTGCCCCACTTGGTCTAATCGTCATTGTCACTTTTCAATCACATGGTTCAAAGTTAAAAAACTTTTTCCATATTTTCAACCATTTTCAGATATTCTTCTTTAGTTGTTTTTTTCTTTGGAACATAACCTCTTTCCATTCTTTTCTTATTCACATATTTCTTAAAGTTTTTGTCGTTATAGTAGTTTGATAATTCTGTATTACTTTCCACATAAATCGCTTCAATCTGATTAAATAATTCGATTTTTTCTTGGTCGGTTAATTTACGAAAATCGCTCCAAACGTTTTGGTTGTGTTGTCTTCTACAGTCATACCATTCCTTGGTACCTTTTTTAATACCGCAACATTTGTTAATTAGTTTATGAATTTTATTTGCGAAAGCCGATTTAATCATCATTGTTGGGTTGTGTTTTGTGTTTTTCATTTTAATATATTTTTGCAATAGTTTTATTGTTTTCCACACCGATAGATAATCTACCTTTAAATTTTATACTCCCTTTGGTGTGCGAGTTATTGGGAGTTTCCTTTGTTGAAAAACCAATTCCTGGTGATACATCAACGTGGTCAACGTAATGGGTGTCACCACGACATTTCACAACCCACATCGGGATTGTTTCGTCCTGAAGGTGTTTCTTGTTGAAATGAAACACAATTTCTTCTTTTTTTTCTGTAATCTATTTCATAGTTTGTTTATTTAAGTGCAAGTGGTAATGATTTGGTATGTCCGTGACTCTTCTCATTGTGTTGGAACGCAATGGATGTTAACTGATTGTTCAAATCAGGTTCATAGAACGTAGAGATGGGAATACCAAACGACGTTAATTTGTCTAATAATTTTTTTAATGATTGTTCGTTTTCGGTGGATAAACAAATAAGGTAATTATTGTTCCACTCTTTTGATAATTCAGGGTACTCCAAGAAAAATTGAGCAATTGAATGTGCTGATTGGGCGATTTGTGCACCCGGCTTCAAATCTTTTCTACTTACGACATAAAGTCTATTAGTTATCTATTTCATAATTCAAATATAATATAAATATTCAGGATAATCAAATGTTTGATTCACCTTTTCTATAAATTTCTTTTGCTTGTTTTCTTAATTCTTTCGCCTGAGATTCCAATTCTTTCGCTTGAGATAATAAATTATTCGTCTCTTCAGCTTCTTCCGGAGTTAAATAAAAAATGTCTTTTCCTTTGTATCCCCATTTCCAAGAGGCTCTTCTTGACGGTTCAACATCTCTATAAACCATTACACCATTTTCCAAAGTATAGACATGAATATTCTTTAAGTTTCGATACACTCGTCTTGGGTTCCAATCAGAACCACCTTTTTTAGTTTCTAAATCTGAAAAATTGACGATATTCATCAACTCTTTGTTTCTCTCAATATCTTCGTTAAGTGTTGTCATTTATTATAAATATAACCATAATTACTCTTTGTTCTGAACTTTATAGTAAACTTTGTATATTGTATAAAGTCTATTTATTTCAGTAATATGAGGACCTCCCATAGATAGTTCACGTAGTTTACCACCTTTAACAAAATACTCGATAATGATACCATCTAATTCATCTGTAGATGTTGCATCGTCAAGTTTATTTTCAACTATTTTAGCCATGTCCCAAAACTTTTGGCTGTTTTTCATTCCACCCTTTCCAAGTTCTACAATTACCCCACCAATGATTGCAAATACAATTGATATTGATAAAAAAAGGTTTTTATCTAATCCCGCACCAAACACCCAAACACTATAAAAGATAATGAATAAAAACGATGACCATAACAAAAATGATGGTACGATTTTCAAGTTGTATATTTTTTCCCAGATTTTCATAATACAAATATAAAAAAAATCCCCATATTTCTATGAGGATTATTTGTTATAATTCAGTTGTTGGTTTTAACCACATACCACGACCAAACATAATTTCCAATATCCTTGGGTTGGTATATTTAATTTTTTCAAACAAATCCAAAGTTTTCAAGGTGTCATGTTTCATCATCTTGAAAACCTCATCTCTAATTCTTTCCTGTGAAACAACCTGTTCGAGTTTGTCCACAATTTCATCCACGTGACAGGTCTCCCATATTCTTGGTGAGATGTCAAATCCTTTGGTGATTGAGAATCTAAAAGCCCTAACCAGCCTTAATGGGTCATCCAACATGGTTGTCCATGCGGTTTGTGGTGTCATAAGAATTTTGTTCTCCAAAGCCCACATACCATCAAACATGTCAATGATATTACCATCTTCGTCTTTTGCCAATGCGTTTAAGGTAAAATCCCTACGAATCAAATCGTCTCTCAATGTACCAGGAACAATCATCGGTTGTCTTGTGTTGGGAATATACCCAACCTCTTTTCGAGCCATCACCACATCTTTAACTTCTTTGGTTTTTTTATCTTTATATCTAATAGTATAACAACTTGGTGTAGATAAAAATATTTCACCTCTTTCTTGTATAATTTGATACATATCATTAAAACAATCAGAAACGGTTTGGTTTTCATCAAAATTTTCAAAGACAAATACATAATCTAAATCTTTTCTCGGTAGACCTAATATTTCGTCTCTAACTGAACCCCCCACTAAATATTCTTTATATTTTCGCATATTTTTAAATTAAAACATTCTTGGTATCCACTAAAGTGTTGTTTTGGTTTATATTTAAATTCTTTAAATTTTTCTAAAATTATTTTTTCTTTATAAACAAGATTATACAAATTATCTTCAATAAAATCAAATACTTCAACATCATATTTATACCCTGAAAATCGTCTTCGTATGTTTTTTTGGGTGGTTATACCTATTTTAACAAACTTTTCAAGTTCGTTATTCATTATAACAAAATAAATAAAGCCACGTTTATTTATCCATTTATCTTTAAATTTTTCAGCATTTTTAAGATTATATCCACCATAACCCCCCATAGTTTTTTTACTACATTCAACGCATCCTTGACCTCTATTTAAATGACAAGTCGGTTTTTTAACAAATTCCCCGTGTTCGGGACATATTATTATCACATTAACGTTATTATTAACGTATTTGGTTTTACTGTAATCATATTTATTATTATGTATTACTTTCGATTTTTCAATAAAAATGTTTCCGTTATCAATATACTTTAATAAATGTTTATCTTTCTGACACTTTAAACAACCACCATCCTTGCTTTGCCAATGATATTCAGATAATATTTGGAAATCCCCGTGGATGGGACAAGTAATTTTAATTGGCTTGTCCATACCACTATAATCATTGTGGTATATAAATTTTTTACCAAATTTCTTTTCACATCTACCAAAAAAATCATCATTTTTTAATTTATTCACAACAGAAAATTATCATTTATATGTTTATTCGAAAATAAGTCACGATATATTAATTTTTCAATGTATTTAGATTTATTTTTGTAATTTTTATTTAGAATTTTAATTAATTCAGGATTAATAGTTACACTAATTTTTATTTTTTTTTCATCATTATTTAATTTACTTCTCATATATATAAATACTTTAAAAATTAAAAAATCCTACTTTTATCGTATTTTTTTAATTCAACCCAAGAAGTTCGTCTCTGACGCAACCACCTACTTCATAAAATTTAAATTCTTTCATATTATCTAAACCTTTCCATTCTTTTTCTTATTTTATCGGCCAACTCATAATTCTCTTGACTAATGGCCTGTTTTAAATAAATCTCACACATGATTTCATTCAAGGTTTCAATTGGTTGTCCGTCTATCATGTCGGTATCAGATGACAATGAGACTTTGTCCGTTACAATAGGATTGAAACTAGGGTTTTTTCCCATAAAGTTCTTACATTTATTGTGTTGGGTTCTCCAATAGTCACTTTTGTTTGTATCAATACTTTTCCATTCTTCAATAAAACACTTATCACCAAGTTCAAACATGACATTGTCTTCATTCCAACCTGATAATTTAACTGTTCTTGAATTTCCGTTTTTTTGGAGTTCTTTAGTCAGTCCATTACTAACCTCATACCTTTTTACAACAATTACGTCACCAACTTCCCAAGTCGCACATTGTTTTTTTCTGTCGTTGATTTTAATAGAATGGTAAACATATCCAAGGATTATACCGGCTAGTAAGGACCCTAAAAAATAAAGAATAAATGTCATAATAGAACAAAGATACAGATAATTCTTAAATAAAAAAAACCCGAGACTTTAAAATCTCGGGTCATTTTTTTTTTACTTCAATAAAGACCTAATCTGAGTTAGTGTCGTTTGGTTGTGAAACTCTCCATTGAGGTAGATTGTCTTTAGTTCTCCGGTACCATCTGTTTTCCAATCACAACGGTCATGTAATTGATAAGAACCATTTATTTCATCTTTAAATACCGCTAACAATCCAGTTGCCGATTTTTTAGTTCCGTCATCTGTAATTGGGTCTTTAAAGATTTCTCTACCTACTTTAACTCTAATGGGTACTTCAGTACCAGAATTTCCGTAATCCGTAGTTTTTTCTTCCATCAACTCAACATAGGTTGCCTTCATCGCAAAACCAAATGTATCTCTAGTATTATATTGATAAGTAAATGAACCAATACCTAATACTACGTTTGTTGAAGCAAATCCTTTATCTTCTAAACGTTTACAAATCTCATCTGCTCTATCAATAGTAATTGAATCACCATAAATAGCTCCGATGTGTGGGTCAAGAACTTTGTAACCTTGTTCGTTAATTGTTCCACCAAACACATCCCAAAGTAATTCAATAACACCTTTAGACTCTTCTTTAGTAGGTGTAATTATAGAAAAGTCATCTTTAATTTTGCCACAAAGAATATCTACCGGGTCACCTGAATCAGGACGAATAACCAATTTACCATCACGAGCCAAAATCTCGTCTTTCAATGTAACCACGTGCTCGGTACATACTTTCCATAAGTCCCAAGTATCAGATACAACTGATAAAATACCTGTTGGATAAGTTTCTAACAATCTACGGAATGTATGAACCTCATCTTCTTTACCGCCAGCGCACATTACACTATGCTCGGTAGCATTAACAGAACCACAAACCATACCTTCCGCACCATAATATTTTCTAGCTCCATAAATAGTAGGTAATGAATCTGAACCTAAGAATGAAGTTAAATGACCTAAACCTGAACTAATAACAGCATCTGCTGAATCCATACCTCTCATTGAGAAGTCATGACCTTGCCAATCAATAAACCAAGCTCTTTCTTTATCTGTTTTTTCCATCCACTTAGTCAATACTTTTCTATATTGATGAGCAATAGTAGCAGATGTCATTGGCTTCCACAACAAGTTAGACAGGATAGTCTCTAAATAATTCGTAACCCAGTAAAAATCGGGGTGTGTATTGTAAATAGTCAATACAGGAACTTTCATAGGTACTTTAGTTCCTTCAGGTAAGGACTTAACACAAATAGGTAAGTAGCCTAAATCGTGTAATGCTTCAAAATGTGAAACATCGTAATCAGTTCCTAAGTACATAGACAATTCACGTTTCATTTCCCCACATACGTCTTCCTTACGTCTACTAAAGAAATCGTTTTGAAACGCTTCATGCAATTGCTGCATAACCATTTGTGTACCAAACACAACTACTTCATTACATCCTTTAGGGGCGTACTTGTTAGAACGTGGTGTAAAATTTGAATAAACCAACGTGGTTCCTTTTGGGTATTGTTGGTGGTGGCCTGTTTTGTAGCCGTCTGTCAATAATAATGGATTCATATTTTTATTTTTATTTTATTAAAAGGTAATAGGTTCCAAATAATTGGATGTAATGTAATACTTGGTCAAATCCAATGACCGTAAATGCTCCGAGGTTAGGTATTGGTGACCCATATTCATTGTTAGCAAATTTACGACTAACAATCTTACTAGTGAAATAATCTGTAATTGTGTGGAAAACAAAAGTTATAATAGGAAATAATCCCATCCATGGTGTCCATCCTAGGTCCTCTATTTTAGGACCATTAAAATGATTTCCATATATCGCAAATCCTAGTATTACAATATACCAAATAAAGGAATACATTACCGTATGTTTCAAAAGAGCCTTTAAACTCTTACTCTTGTTTACTGCCCACTCTTCCGCTTGGAAGATAAAATCCGCAACCCAGTGGATGAAGATAATTGATAAAATTACTGTTAATGTCATATTATTTTTTGTCAAAGTAGTTAGTATAAAGTGATAATACCAAAACACACACACATATACCTGTTACGATAATTGCTGTGATTTGAGCTGCAGGATGTAAGTTTTCCATATTATTTTATTTTTACCTCCATTTTCTTTCCAACAAAGGTAAGTTATTTTTTTTACAGTTTCTATATAAAGTATTTATATTTTTTTGACCATATATCCTTAGTGCCGACGAACCTTTTGTTGTAATATATACTGTTGAGTCAACATTAAAATGTGTTTTTAACATTAAACCACAAAACTCTAAAAACTTAATCCAATTATAGTGACATTCAATTTTCATTGTTATTGGTTTTTTATTTTTAGATTTTGACATACATCCATCACCATCATAAAACCCGGCAAAAACACTTAAAAACTTTTCTTTGTTGTTAATCCATGTATAGTCAATACATTCATATGTTTTATTTTTACTAATCCCTAAATTTTCTTTTAGGATTTTACCATATTTTACATCTTGACATGTAAAATTATAATAAACACCTTCGGAGTATTCTGTTTTAATTTTTCTATGTTTTAAATTAACACCCAAATAATCTGATATTTTTTTTAAATGATGTGAGTCGGATTCTTTAATAATCACACTTAATTGGTTTTTTTCGTTAATGTGTCCGTCCGCCAAGATGTACCCCCACCAATAGTTGTTATAAAGATTATCCTCAACCAATATTTTTAGTTTATAATGTTTATTATCAGTCAACGATTTTACCCCCAAAAATCTTGCCATACTTTTTAAGGCGGTATAGGTACACCCTAAGTCTATACACATCTTTTTTTTATCACCATAAGGGTAATTTTCTATGAGATATTGTTTTTTATCTTCCGTCCATTTAATTTGTGGTTTCTTAAGTTCTTCCATAGTCGCATATTATTATAAATATGGTAAAACTTATTAAAATACATTTAAAACATTAAGATTTTCTATTTCCCAATCATTAATAGAATTGGTGGTGTATATTTTTTCAAAAACGTTTAAAGCTCTTATTATTCCGGCTTCTTGTATTGAGTGTGTAATAACTAAATAGTTCTTACCAAAGTGTTCAGGTTTAACTGAACTTGATAAATTTCTTACTTGTTGAATTGTTTTGGCAATTTCAACGAATGTACCAAACCCATCACCAATATCATCAATGATAAACACATCTTTGTGAGCGTCATTTACTGACATGGGTACATTGGTTTTTTCAATTTGACCTGTAATTGGGTTTCTATATTTTGTTGCCACAATAACATCGGACTGATATCCGATGTGTTGAGCTACACCATAAATCTTTTTCAACGCACCAGCGTCAGGTGAAACGAGTAATATTTTATCAATGTTCTCTTGTTTCCTGTGAGTATGTCCTTTTGAAAGAAAATAATCTTTGAAGGTATGGTCAATTAAGTCCTTATTATCTATCTTACTGAAGTTGTTGATACAAGCCTCAAGTACGTAACTGTGTGGGTCCATAATTTCAACCTCCTCATAACCTTGTAGATTGATGATAGGCGCAATAACATCCTTAATGTAATTGATACCACCTTTCACGAATTTACGGTCACTTCTTCCACCCAAACAATATGGAATGTAAAGACGAATTCGTTTAATACCAAGATTCTTTAACGCTTGGGTAGCACAAAGAATAATTTCCAAATCTTCAAAACTATTCAATCTTGATTTAATTGTTATGCCATGTTTTTTAGCATGTTCTCTTAACGCATCAAAGGTGTAGTCCCTAGATTCTGATTCTATTAAGTTGAGTGAGTGTTGACCATCAGGAAAATGACTAACCTCATACTTGAATGAGTATATGTCGTCCGGGTTTACTAAATTTATATAATCCATATCTTAATTTTCAAATAAGTTATACAAGTATTGGAACATTGGTTCCAAATCTTTATTGTCTGTGAATCTACCCAACATGGTTTCAAAGTTCATATTTTCTTTCTTGTACATCTCAAACATACGACTCTTGGTCATCTTTGAGTATTGAACGTTGGCGATTCGGTCACACAATTTAACGAATACAGCACCAGGAGTATTTCTGATACCCTCGTAGTATTTGTCGTTGGCTCGTTCTGACCTGTTCTTACCTTTTTCGTTTGTAACTGCGTAGATGATATCAGCAGCTTCTTGACCCAAATGATTTTTAACATCATTGTATGAAACACGACAATCCTCAATAAGGTCGTGACCAAAAGTCGCTCTTAAACAAGCGGTTTGTAATGTTACTTGGTCTTGACAAGGACCACGGTATTTTTCACCCGTAAAATAATCTTTCGTATCATCCAAAAGATGTTTGAAATCTAAAGCCACCTGATTCACCATACGTAGATGGAACTCGTAGGGCAAGTACGTATCGTAAAAATGATTTGTACTCTTGTGTTGTTCTATGCACCATTTTTCCATATAACAAAGGTAATACTTATTTTTTTAAAAACCAAAATTATTTTCGTAAAATTCTTTCACTGACATTAAATAAGAGTATTCTAAATTTAATTCTTTTCTACGTCTTTTTTTAAGTTTTCTTGGGAGTTTGGGAGTTTCTTTGAAGT